CGCATTAAAGCTACTTGGTAAACATCACAAACTATTTACAGATGTTGTTGAAACCAAGATGAATATAGAGAGTGCAACGGGTGTTAAGATAGAGCTGGTAGACGATGATAGCTAAAGTAAAGGTTAATAAGAGTTTATTCAATGACATTTATATTAAACACCAGTTGAGAAATGAGGCCTATTATCAGATATTTTTTGGAGGAAGTTCATCTGGGAAATCTTATTCGTTATCACAACGGGCCGTACTAGATGTAATGGAAGGAAGAAATTACCTTATTACAAGAAAGGTTAAAGGAACTATAAGGGGTTCAGTATTTAACGAAACAAGAAAAGCAATAATAAAGTTTGGGCTGCAAGATCACTTTAGTATTAATAAATCGGATTTAACAATAACCTGTACTATTAATAATAAACAAATATGTTTTGCTGGTCTGGACGATGTTGAGAAAGTAAAATCAATTACACCTATCAAGGGTGTGTTTACTGATGTCTGGATAGAAGAAGCAACAGAGATAATAGAGAATGACTTGAAACAATTAACAAAACGTTTAAGAGGCCATTCAGATTTTAAGAAACGTATAACATTATCATTCAATCCAGTTTACAAGACACATTGGATATACAAGGCGTTTTTCTTAGATAATTGGCAAGATGATAAGAAATTTGTTGAGGGAAAACACGAAGGGCAAGATTTAACAATACTCAAAACTATTTATACAGATAATAGATTTTTAGATGATGAAGATATAACAAATTTAACAAATGAATCAGATAAATATTATTATGATGTATATACTTTAGGCAATTGGGGAGTATTAGGCAATCTAATATTTAATAATTACAGAGTAGAAGATATATCCGATAAGATAGAACAGTTTGACAATATACATTATGGTTTGGACTGGGGATTTGATCCTGATCCTTTCGCTTTTATAAAGTTTCATGTTGATAATACAAGAAAAATAATATATATATTTGATGAGTTATGTATTAATGGTTTAACTAACGACCAAACAATACCGCTTGTAGAAGATAAATATGATAGAGATAATACAATAGTTGCAGATAGTGCCGAACCTAAAAGTATTAAGTATTATAAAGATAATAGTAGGTTAAGGATAAAAGGTGCTAAAAAAGGTAAAGGAAGTATCGAAAGTGGTATAAAGTTAATTAAAAACTATGAAGTTATAATTCATACGAGTTGTACTAATACAAAAAATGAATTTAGTTTATATAAATATAAAGAGAGTAAAGATGGACAGGTACTACCTATACCAGTGGATAGAAATAATCACTTGATAGATGCATTAAGGTATGGGTGCGAAGATATAAGCAATAATAATTCGTGGGATAGTTTTTACAATTAGAGAGGTGGTAATTTGGCTAATGAAGTTGATTTCTTAGAAAAGCAGATATCTAAACATTCACAGTTGAAACAAGAAATGGAACAAGGGGAAGCTTATTTTAAACAAGAAAATATTGCTATAATGAACGCTAAAAAGGAAATGGCTTATGACAATGGTAAAACAACGGTGGCAACTGAAAACCCGTTTGCATCTAACGTTAAGCTACCTAGTGGGTTCTTTCCACAGCAAGTAAAACAAAAGGTAAACTATTTGATTAATAATGAAATGACATTATCAGATCAAGAGGACGAAACATTTGAAATATTCCCAAACTTAGTTAAAGATTTGAGAAGTCTAGGAAAAAAAGTTAGCTACAAGATATACGGTGCATGGCAGTTTTATATAGAAGACGGCGAAGTTAAATACAAAGTGATAGATGGTGACGAAATATATCCTATATTCTTAAGTAATAGTGAGAAACCAGATTTAATCATGCGACATTATAAGGATATGACTAATGAGGAACGGGCTATTATATATTCCGGTAAAATTAAAATGGTTTATGTAAAAGAAAAGAATAAGTGGAAATATTTAGGCGAATCACCAGTTATGCAAAACGAAATCACACGAAATGATGAAGTAATCGGAGCGGAAACAATTGATTTAGGAATGCCTCCGTTTGCAATATGTTATAATAATGATTTGATGGAAACAGATTTAAAACCTATAAAAAAACAGATTGATATATACGATAGGGTTGATTCAGACTTCGCAAATAACATTATAGACTTTCAAGAAATTTATTATACGTTAAAAAACTATGGTGGGCAAAACATCGGCGAATTTATGAAACAACTTAAAAAGTGGAAAACAGCAAACCTTCCATCGGACGGCGAGATTGGTTACAAACAACTTAAAGTACCAACGGAAGCTAAGATGACATTTCTTAAAAAGAAACGGGCCGATATATATGAAAATGGAATGTCCGTTGATATTAATGAAATCGCAGCAGGCAATTCAACCGTTATAGCAATACAAGCAATGTTTGAGAACTTAAACTTTAAACTCAATGACTTTGAAATGGAATTTATGGACTTTTGGGAACAAGTTAAAACACTTACTAATAAATTTAATGCAATTATTGGTAATGGTGTTGTACTTGATAACAAATTGCAGTTTGACAGATCTATGCTGATGAATAAATTAGAGAAAGCAACTATACAAAAGACACAAGTGGAAACAATAGGTTTACTATCCGGAATATTTGATGATGAAACGTTATCAAAATTAGCATTAACGTTGGATATTGTTAAAGAGAATATAGATATTGATAAAGAAGAATTAATGAAAAGGTTGGAAGCAGAAAAACAATCGATAACATTGGACGAGTGATATTATGGCAATTAAAGATATATTAGACGACGCAACAAAGATGACAGAAAAGAGAGAGAAGTTGTTTATCAAAGAGATTAAAAGTACTTATCAGGCAGCATATAATGAAAGCAAGACATCATTAAATAAGTATATGGCAAAGATGGCAGACGGAAAGTTTAGTCAATCTGAAATGGGTAAGTATAAAAGGTTAGATAGCTTAACAAAAGAACTATATAATCAACTTAAAACAGTCGAAAGTTTAGAAGTTACACAACTAAAGACATATTTAAAAGATGCTTATGAGATAAATTATTATAATACAGGGTATGCACTGGAAAAACAAAGCGGTGTTAAATTAGGGTTCACATCGATAGACAGAAAACAAGTTGCAGCAGCAATAGAAAATCCCTTTATGGAAGGTGGGTTGAAAGATTTAAAGTTAGATGTCAGGTCAAGACTAAGACGTTCTTTAGCTCAATCAGTAGCACAAGGCGACGGCATTCAAAAGGCAGCATCCAGAATAAGGAAAGATTTAGAAGTTGGGGCAAATAAAGCTACACAGATAGCAAGAACTGAAACTACAAAGGTTATGGCAGATGCAAGAGAAGCAGGGTTTAACGTTGCAACAAAGAAAGGTATAAATCTAAAGAAACAATGGATAGCTACAAACGATAGTGACACAAGAGATTCACATGCTTCACTCAATAATGAAATACAAGATACAGATAAACCTTTCAGCAATGGAATGATGAAACCAGGTGATCCGGCAGGGGGTGCAGCAGAAATAGTTAATTGTAGATGTACATTGGCAGCATTGCTACCAGAGTCGATTGAACAAATACAACATGACAAGTTAAGAGGTTACAAGAGTGTAGATGAATGGAAGAAGAAAAGATTATAATGTTATAACACTTAATTGTGTTGATATAAAATAGCCTATGACCGAGATGTCAATAAACTAGGGCTAACGGTAAACTATAAGCGTGAGAGTCGCTATATAAATAGATTATAGGAGGAAAGAAATGATAAAAGCATTTGAGAACTTAGAAAGCAAGTTGAAAGAGTTAGGACTAGAAGAAGAACAGATTAAAGGTATTGTTGATTTTGAGAAACATAACATTCCTAAGGATTTTATGCCTAGTGATGACTTTAAAGATAAGTTAAAAGAAAGAGAATCAAAGATAGAAGAATTAGAAGAAAGTATTAAAACTATTGAAGACAAATCTTCTAAGGTTGATGAGTTGCTTAAAAATAATGATGAATTGAAATCACAAGTTGATGCAATTACAAAAGAGAAAGATGCAGAATTAGAAACAATAAAAAATGGTTTTAATGATCGCATTAAATTAAAGGATATTAAAAGTAGACTCAAAGACAGATTAATAGAAGAAGGAGCAGATGCAGAAACAACTGATTTGATTATAACAAAGCTAGAGTATGACGATAAACTTAAAAGTTTAGAGTTAAATGATGATAAAAGAATACTTGGTGAAGATGATATTGTGAATCCGTTAAAGGAAAAGTATACTCACAATTTTGCAAAGAAAAAAATTAAAAATGATAAGCCTGATGACAGCAGCACACCAGTTGAAGATGACGGTAAGGCAGATGTCCGTAAGGCAATGGGATTGAAATAATAAGGAGATGAATTAAATGGCTAATGCTATTACAACGCAAGTAGATTATACTGATTTATTAGATGAGGTATACAAGAACGCAGCTAAGACAGCTGGTTTAGAAGCAGAGCAAGGAATGATTAGAGAAACAGAACTTGCAGGAACATTCTTAATTGCTAAAATGTCTTTAGACGCTTTAGGTGATTATTCAAGAGCAACAGGTTTTGTAGATGGCGATGCAACGTTGACATGGGAAACTCACACGTTTAGTCAAGATAGAGCTAGAAGTTTTTCAAT